GGAGTGTATGTATTTTTCAGGATGTTGGCAAGTGGCCTTTTTTATGTACATAAATTAGCTGCCGTTTCCTACATTTCTAGTGTGCCATAAACACTCGTAAACATAGACAGCGGTTCTTCACATAAAGCTGGCGTTGATCAAGTCGCTCAGGAGCTGATTCCGTTGTTTGAGCAGCTTGGCTTTCACGTTACGACGATTTCCCAGGAAACGGTGGGCGATCATTTACGGATCATCCACCCCACTCAGCGGCAGGCTTCGATTTTAATCGTCGCCCACATGGATACGGTATTTGAGCCGGGGACGGCAAACGAGAGGCCGTTTACAATCAAAGGAACGCGTGCTTACGGGCCGGGTGTCATTGATATGAAAGCAAGTCTCGTCTCCGTCATTTATGCGCTCCGTTATTTAAAAGAAAACGGCTCAGATGCCTATCAGCATGTTGAACTGGTGTTAAACAGTGACGAAGAAATCGGCTCATCGACTTCGCGTCAGCTGATAGAGGAAGCAGCGAAAGGAAAAGCCTACGCCCTCGTAATGGAGCCGGCGCGCCGGGACGGCTCTGTCGTGACGGAACGGCGCGGTAATGGCCGCTTCACGATTGAGGTACACGGCAAGGCAGCGCACTCGGGAATCGAGCCTGAAAAAGGGCGCAGCGCGATTGAGGAGCTCGCCCATAAAATTGTCAAGCTTCATGAGCTGAATGATCATGAGCACGGGATTTCCGTTAATGTCGGCATTATCGAGGGTGGCAATGCCGTCAATACCGTCTCCGCCACGGCGATTGGTCACATTGATGTCCGCGTCGCGACGGAGGAGCAGGCCGAAGAGATGGAGCATAAAATTGAAACGATGTGCGCTTCCTCCGATGTCAGCGGCACGGAAATTGAACTGACCGGAGACATCAGCAGACCGCCAATGGTCAAAAACGAAAAAATCGCCCGCCTCTTTCAAGTCGTGAAGAAGGTAGGGGCGGAGCTTGGCATCGAGCTGAAGGATACGAAAACCGGCGGCGGTTCAGATGCTTCCTTTACCGCAGCAATGGGCATTCCAACGATCGACGGTCTCGGCCCGGTCGGCGGCAACGCCCACAGCGAAAAGGAATATTTGGACATTCCGTCCTTGACCGAGCGCACGCTATTGCTCGCCAAAGTCATTGAAAAACTTGTGGAAGACCGCAAAACAAAAAGGAGCTGATCGATTAGCTCCTTTTTGTTTTGGAACGTCATGAAAGAACATCTGGAACTGTATGCGGAAGTGCGTTCCTATAGTCCTCTCAAACAGAGCAAAAATCGAAGAAGAGCGGAACCAAGTTCACCTTTTGCTTCAATTTGCGCTATCCTTTCCCCTGGCTCTGCTTGTAAAACTCATGAAACAGCTTCATCAGCGCCCGCTTTTCAATCCGCGATACATAGCTGCGCGAGATCCCCAATTCCTTAGCGATCTCGCGCTGGGTCCGTTCTTCCTCCAAGTCAAGGCCGAAGCGTCCGACAATCACTTCCTTTTCCCGCTCGTCGAGCACATGAATGTATTCATAAATCTGTTTCTTCTCCATCTTCGTCTGAATCACATCAACGATGTCCTCCCCTTCCTCCTGAAGAACGTCGATTAAGGTGATTTCATTTCCTTCCGCACCTTATCTGTGTTTAATGCATTGATGGCAATCTCGGAAACAACACCAGCTCAAAATCATCAAGCTTTTGATGCTTTTCTTTTTTGTACTCAGCTTTCTCGATTGCTGACTTTAAAAGCTCATTTTTCTTTGCTGGATCATCAAGCTTAGGGTAGAGGGATAACACGTGTTTAAGTTGCGGAATAATTTTTTCCTGTGCCTGCGCACGGGCTTTTTCTTCTTCCAATTCTAGCTCAGTTTCCTTAATGCGAGCGGTCACCTCATGAATGTTATTGGCTAGTAGTTGGGATCGTTCCAGGAACGTTTCTTCGTCATAAATGCCTCTTTCGAGAAAATCATGCAGTTTGCCTTTCTGCAGGGTGAAATCGTCTAATTGCTTCCTCAATTGCTGTAAGGCCTGCTTCTTTAGAGAGAGGGTGTCAATATTCTCCTCGGGTTCTTCGCTTTTATTTTCTTCCCACTTTGCTTCATAAGCATGTAGCCAGTCGCGTAGGGCGGCAAGTAGCTTTTCTTCGACAAGAGAGAGGCGTGTGCTTCTGCAATCACACTGACGGTTGGTGCAAATAAGATGCTCACTTTGCTTTGTGTACGGCCGGCGTGACATCCGTAACCCGCATTTTTTGCAGATAATCAATCCGGCCAGTGGGTTGACGGTACCACTCTCCAGCTGATAAGGCACATGATATTTTCCTTTCATGATGCTCTGGGCTTTGTCAAACAGCTCCTTTGAAACGAGTGGTTCGTGCTTCCCATCGACAATAATCCATTCAGATCGGGGTCGAGTTTTAGCATCTCTGGATTTACCAACAGTCGCTGATTTCTTGATTTGTTTCTTTTTCCATATCACTTTCCCGATATAAACTTGGTTTTTCAGGATATTAAGTACAGAGGAAGCAGCCCAATCACGCCCTGTATACGTTTTGTACCCCATTCGATTTAACTCAAGCGCTACTTTATTGCCACCCATTCCTTTTTCTACGTATAGCTGGTAAATCAGCCGGACAACGTCAGCCTGTTCCGGATGAGGTTCAAGGGTACGTCCATTTGGAAGTTCTTTAATCTGGTAACCAAAAGGGGGGAGGGTGGCGATATAATTACCTTCCTCTACAGAACGGAGGCGTCCGCCTTGCAAACGACGGGTGATAATTTTAAGCTCTTTGCGGGCCATGAACGCTTCAAATTCGCTGTATTCCTCATCCCATTCATCCGAAAGGTCATATGTCTTTCGCGGTGTAATAATTTTGGTCTTAGCTTGCTGAAAGGTTTCAAGAATCATGCCTTGCTCACGCATATTTCCCCGACCAAGTCGATCCATGTCCATAACAAGGACACCATCATATTTTCTTTCCTCGACTTCTTTAAGCAGTTCCAGCATTTCAGGCCGATGCATGAGGCTTTCCCCTGACACAATTTCTTGCCTGATTTTAATGATGTTGAGCTTTTGCTGCTGAGCTACTTTTAACAATGCTTTCTTATGTTTAGCAAGGGTTTCACCTTCACCGCGTGCTTCAGCTTCAAGATCAGCGCGTGATTTACGAAGATACATGACGACTCTTTCCATTAGCATCACCTAATTCAATTGTATTCGCAAAAAGCACGTCCTATCGATGGAACGGATAAAGTTATGATTGTTTCAATTTCTAATGAGCTGCATGAGCTTAACATGTCCATCTCTTTATTCTGTTGTTTTCGGCGAAACGTAGCAATGTCTCGGTTGTTTCTTTGGATACTCATCCTAAATAGAAACGGCGAACATTCATCTGCAGCAATTCTTCCAGGTCGTCGAATCGAACCAAGAAGTATTCAGCATTGTGAAGGGACTCCATGTTACCACCATTAGAAGCAAGATCTTCGACGACACGAGGAATATGTATAGAAAAATCCTTTTCATGAAATGGATCACGAACGAGTGCGGCTTGAGTAACAGTAATTACAGCCATTGAATCATGGAAGTCCTCTGGCCAAAAACGTTCAAAAGGAGCCACTACCGTGTAAGTCGCATATTCTTCACTTGTATTTGCCGGAAGCAGCAGCCATTGTGGATGTAATTCTCCATCTATTTCATCGTAATAAACGCGTAACGTCATAACTTAATCGTTCCTCTCCTACTTGTTGTTTCAATTGTTCTAAGACGGATAGGGTAGAGTCATAGACTTGACCGGGCTGAAGAGATTTCTTTCTTCTGGAGCGTTCTGACCGTTGTATTCTGTACTGAAAGTTCTGTAACGAACGCTCACGTTTTATCGAATTAAATCGTTCGATTATGTATTGTTTAGGAAGTTCAAAGAGCTCTTGTAGTTTCTCAACTGATTGATGCCTAATCGCCATTGGTTCAAAGATATGACGGGGCATGGAAGAGTAAAGAGCTATCCAGTGGGCTTGTTGTTCTTGTAAAGTAACCATTTCATTAGGTAGTTTCTTTTGGTCTCCAGAATGATAAAGGAAATGAGCAAATTCATGAAAGAATGTAAAGCGCTGCTCGTAATAGGATAGACGTTTATCAATGAAAATCAGCGCATAGTTTTCCTCATCTTCATGGATGCAAAAGCTTCGCCCACGATGATAAGTAACATCAATTTTGAACACTTCACAGATAATGTCCAGGTGTAAGTCTTGGACAGTTAGAATGCCTTTGGATTTCAACAATTCCGTGACTTGTTTTTCTTTGAATGTTGCGTAGCGCACTTTCTTCACCACCGTAATTCATAAGACTTTGTGTCCATTATACGAATATTTGTTCGTGTTTACAAGATAAGAAAAAGCCCTGAGGCTTCTTCTCTACTTATTATCAATAAGTTTGTAATCATTATTATTATGTTTAAATAAAGAATTAGACTTAGCAAATGATTGCAGTTCACTTGAAGTAGAGTTGTGGAAAAATTTTTTTATAGTATATGTTATTTCGTCATGTGAATTGATATTCATTGTTGTCTCGTAACAAGCTAATAGTTCGTTTTTTTTATAATTAAATATGTAAATTTTTTTACTTATCTGATTTGATTTAAGTAATGAAAAAAGTCCAGTGAAGTTGTTTACCTTTTTATTTTTAGATTTAAGATCATAGATGAAAATTCTAGCACTGCCTGATTTATTATTGATTTTTAGGAAAATTATATTATTTTCGCTAACAAATTCAAATATGTAGTAAATATTTGAAACAATTACCCTTTGACTAAATTTGATACTAATCTTATTTTGAAAAAGTGTAAACGTTACAACAGGATTTACTAGATGCTCTAGAAGAATTGGTTTGGATAAGGTCTCGTTTTCAAAATATGAAAAAAATTCATCTATAGTTACCGTATTATTTTTAACCTTTAACGGTTGATTATTATTGAATGACTTCATAATAATAGGTAATAAAATAAAGGTAATCACAATCAGAAAAGTAGCACTATAGACAATAAAACTATCCGAATATGTCAATTTAACATTAGTGTGAGCATATCCTATCCCGGATATTAACCAAAGAATAGCTAAGCTAAATGAAACAGCCTGAAAAAGCATTTGTGTCCTTTTATATACCGTTTGATTTGATAGTGTTTCAACCATTTTGTTATACATTGGAGAGACTTCTTTGATCATTAAGGTATTAAAACTGTCTTCTTTTAAGTTTTTTGAGATGTCATTAGCTTTGTGCACTAATTTGTCATTATATTGGCTAAAAATTATAGTTGTTAATGCTAACAATGCTGCTATCACTGCGGTAGTCCAGCTTAAGAACTGAATTGACTCATAAGAAACACTGAGAATCAAATCCCAGATTGAATTTATTGCTATGATAATAAAGTTCAAAGCTGGAAGAAGAAAGTGACTATACATTTTTAAGAGCTCCATACTCAGAAAGGATTTTCAAGGAAATATCTAGAATTAAGTATATATCTTCCTTCTTATCTGTTAGGGAGTAGGTAACTACACCATTTGTATAAACCTTTAACAAAATTGATTTCCCGTTATGATGGACTACACCCACGAGCCCCATAATTACATCATTGTCAATAAGTTCAAATTTTTCTATATTCAATTTAATATTATTTGGAACTGGAAAAGGTAGTTTAATTATTGATATGGTTACACTTTTTCCATAAAACTTCGAAAGAATAATTTTTAAAAATGTATGGTGCTGAATTGATGAAGTAAACAAAAAGAAAAGGTTGGACTTTTTAATAAATCCGATAACATTCATTAGACCATGATCAAATGAGTTCGACCAATGTATCTCCCCCATATCATTATTGAAAAAATTTATTGAATAGAACTTCTTGTTTTTATCGTGATTGTTCTGTTCAAAAAAATGAAAATTTCTTAACTCTTTTTCTTTTAAAAGATTGTCATCAATTTTCGCTATAATAGTACTGCTCGATAAAAACATAACACTTCTTCTCCTTAATATTAGTACTGGCTTTACTGGTCAGCACTAAATGTGGTTGGATATTTCTCCAAGAAATATTTCTCAACTGTAATTAAATCCTCTTTCTTAGTCAATAGATCTAATACCTCATTCTTAATCTCTTTTATTATCTTATCAATAGATTTTGGTTTCGGTAATTTATTTTGAATAAGTTTTGATGCATCTTCAACTGTTTTATCATCATATATTAAGGCGAATATACTTTCATATAATGATACACAGATATCTAGCTTTTTGCCTTCATTTAGATTTTGATCTAAAAAAATAAAGGCAAGTTTTCCTCTAAAATCAATTGTGAATTGCGTTTGAAATAAAAATTCACGTCCCTGTTTTTTTTCAATCTTTTCAAGTGTTATTTTCATGGATTGAACTTTATCACCAAGGTGAATTCTTTGTACAACCTCTTCCGCAGACAGCAAGTCTGTTCCTTTCATTTTCATCCCTTGAACTTTTGTAGCATTTAAGTTTGTGAATAGAATCGACTCAAGAGTCACATTGTATCCCATAGACGGGATTGTCTCGTAAAGCAATTTAATAGCCAACAAAGTAATTGAAGAATAATCAGTAAAATTTCTATTTTTCATTGCTGACTCTCTCTTCAATACATAGAATTTTCTGAGAATAATCTTACCAGACGCTGTAATTAAATTATATAGGGAGTTATGAACTTTTTCGTAACTAGCATTGGAGCTAATAAACTTTTTTCGCATAAGATCGAAAGTAATATTTATTCTCCCCTTTTGCGCACTGTTAATCCGATTATTCGTTATTAAGTCAATATGAAATTCTTCAAAAGAAAGACGGCAGCTAATAGTCTGTTTTACATTATCGTAACTTATTTCACCGTCTAAAATAAAATCAAAAGGACCAAAATTATTAGTTTTTTTAAAGTTTCGTTTTAGATAATCTAAAATGTTCTCCTCTGTAAAGTCAGTCTCAAGTTCATAAATATAATTCGGGTCTAGATTTGAAAAGGTTTCCGTAAGTATATTGTAGAGTGACTCAAGTATCTCCTCGCCATTTTCTTCATCGGTTCTTATAGTTTCCACAATATATGATAAACATTTATCGCTATCCCCTTTAAAGTCTATATCATGACCTAATTCCTCTGAGAAATATTCTTCTATAGCATTAAGGCGTAATCCTTTTGATAAATTATTTTTCATTTTTAAATTGTATACTCTTACAAAGTTACCTAAATCCATTATAACTCCTCCTTAGACTAAACCATTCCGGTCAACAAAGGTTCCCTGTGCTTTTGAGGAACGTCAATTACTTACATTTTTTGTTATAAACATACGAGTATAAGTCTTTATTAACCTAATCTGAGCCCTTGCTATTTACCGATTCTGACTCAACATTTCGTATTCTAGTAATTAAATCTTAGGATTATTATCCTGTAATGTCTAGCGCTTCGACAAAGGTAGACAAAAATTGATGACAAAAAAAGACACGCTCTCTAATGAACGTGTCTAAGTTTATTTATCCTTCTTCATTCGCTCCTGCATCCGCTTCTTCATCTTCCTATATTGCTTCTGTTGTTCCAGTAAGTAAGCTTCTTCCTCTTCATCTTCAGCAACCAAACCACCACCGTCATAGGCAATGTTCAGGTGACCTTTTGGGTTATCTGTACGGCCGAGAAGATAATCGACGGAAACGTCGAAAAAGTCAGCGATTTTATTTAAAGTATCATAATCAGGTTGTCTTGAACCTTGCTCGTAATTGGCAAGTTTCCCTCTAGAAAAACCCAGTCTGTCTGCCAACTCATATTGACTAATACCCTTTTGTTTTCGAAGACTAGCAATTCTCTGACCTAACATTAAACTCACTCCTCATATGTCCATTATATTTCAGAAACTATGCGTTTCCAATTAAAGACACAAAAAGTTTCTTTTTAGTATTGACAGAAACGAAACGTTTCTGTATAGTTTAAATTAATAAGAAACGAATTGTTTCTAAGAGGGGAGGTTCTAATCATGGTTCGGAAATTGTTATTTGAACTTCGAGGTAAGAAATCGAGGGCAGAAGTTGCAGAAAAGCTTGATATTACACCTCAAATGCTTGGGGCAATTGAAAGGGGCGATAGAACTCCTTCACTGCCTTTAGCCAAGAGAATTGCTGACTATTATAACTTGTCAGTAGATGAAATTTTTTTTACACATTACAGAAACGAAACGTGTCCATTGGCGAGCGCATCTAATAAGACAAGCCAGCAACCATTGAAATTCGAGCAATCAAAACCGATGTCGATTCCTTCAGGAGGTGAATAACAATATGTTCCAAAGTGCTAGGGTAGTCCCACTGAAATTGCCGCATACACTGTCACGAGGTGATTCGATGACAGAGCAAAAGTACGATGCGACGTATCGACTTGGTAAAACGGTCGTCCATGTAGTGGGACCAGGCGAACTGAGCGATGAAGAGCTAGCCCGACGTCTTAAAGAGTATTACAGGGCTGGTTGGAAAGCTTGGGATTCGCTCACACCAGAGAAGCAAAAAGCTCTCAATGAAGAAGCGGCAGCAAGCGAGGGCTCTTCATGAGTCTTAGCCCATCGGACAACCTCATATCACATTAAGTTTACTTGAGATTTTGAAACAACTAAATAATTCCAGTGTCACGAAAGGAGTAGTCAAATGTCAATCGGTCAATTAGTCGCCGAATCGCGGCAACGCACCGGGCTGACACAGCAGGAGCTTGCAACAAGAACAGCCTATAGTCGCTCACGAATCGCCAATCACGAAACCGGAAAGCGAGGTGTGCGCAAGGAGGACTGGCCTGAATATTGCGAAGGATTAGACGATGCACAATTCACCCTTGAGCTACACCGTATGGCAACTGGCGGTGTCTACATACCGCATTTAGATGGTCCGCAGGTCGATCATCATCCGGCTGCCCTTACTTATCTGGCTCGCAAAGAGCTTAAAGAAGCGAAGGAGCACATCAACCAAATTGATTTTGCGAAGCCGGTATCAGTCATGGAAGATCACGAATTGCATCACATCGAGAAGACCGTTCACGAATTACTGGACGCTCAGGCAGCCGCGCAAACGCTGGTGATCAATCTATGTTCACACTTAGGACTCAGCTATAACGATCAGGTTAAACGCTGGATCGGGCGCCGGATGGCGACAGGACATATCGCGAGGAGGAATGGATGATGAAACCTGCAGTTAATGTAATGGTCACGGATGAGCTGATCGAAGAGTGGGCGGTTGAATTCCATAACCAAACAACGCCAGCAGGAACGCCATTTTACAACAAGATGACGTTCGCTGAATATGTCGAGATCAAGAAAAAGGCCATTTCCAAAATGGCGGCTTAAGGAGGTAAAAGATGAAAACACTCGGTTTATATGACATGAATAGAGCACAGTTGGCACTCATTGAGGACAGCTTACGCTTCGCAAAGATAGGACAGAAGCCTTTTGATCGCAAACTGATCGAAATGGTTGAGGCGAAGGTGAAAGAGGATGGACAAGCAGTCGAGCTTGACGGAATGGAGCTAAAGATCATCAGCAGGGGCTTAATGAATAAAGCGCAGGTGCTTACCGCAGCACACGGCATCAACGCGAAAAAACGGGAAAAGACGCTGCTGTATAACTTGGCTTACACGATCTCGTGTCGACTGCAAGAATTCCAAGACTGGCACAATCCGCTGAAAAATAAAGAAACGCAAACTGCGGCAACAGTTCACGTTTCCTAAAACAATAGATCAAGTTACTGACAGTTTATCAACATTTCGTTGATTCGGCAAGCCTGGCTTCGCCGATAGGACCATGACATTCTCTCGTCCATCCCCCGACCTTCTGTCGTCGTGGTCCTATCGGTGCAGCTGGCACCTGTTCTTTGACAATTCGATAAGGAGGGTTCTTTATGCCAGTATTATCAAAACTCAAGTATGGCACAGAACTTCGCATTAAAAAGAACTTCAAAGTCAGAATCCGTGAAGACGTCGTTCGTATCTGGGAAGAGACTTTTCCCGAAGGTACAAAAGTCATCTTTGGAAGCTATTCCCGGGCAAGAGAAAGGCCCCCGGATATGTGCCAGAAGGAAGAATTTTTTACTTGCGATGAAATGGAGTTGGGTAGGTTAGAGCCTGCGAAAGTGACTGTCTTCATCGCTGGTGAGCTTTATGAATTGCCAAAAGACACATTCTTAGAGTTTTTCGAAATTTTAGGTGAGGAGGAGGACGAAAGTGAAATACTACGCAGTTAACGGCGGTGAGCGGTGGATTGATAAAGAAAAGCAGTTTTATCTGTTTAACCACATCGCCATCCTCGGGCTTGATCGCGGCAGCCGTCAGGTAGCCCGGCGGTTAGAGATGCAGCAATACGAAGTATTAACGATCTTTTACCAATTGCATCGCAAAGCAAAAGCCCATCAGATGGCAGTCTGATGAGCTTAAGGATTCCGTATACACCAAGTGTTCAACACTTATAGTATACGGAATCCTCCTAAAAAAATCAAGGAGGTACACCGATGAGCGAAGAACAATCCAGCTCCATGCCAGCCGAACAAGGTTCTGGCAGCTTAGCCACAACTGGCGGCGGAGCATTATTACATTTCTCTCCTGAAAAAATTAAAGTCATCAAGAATACAGTCGCAAAGGGCGCTACAGATGATGAGCTAGAAATGTTCTTGCATCTGGCGGAACGATACCAATTGGATCCCTTTGCTAAAGAAATTTGGTTCGTCAAACGGCCGAAGAAAGAAAAAGATTCAAAAGGAAATTGGGATTACAAGCGTTTGCCGAATGGTGAAATTGACTACGAGGGTGTAGATCCGGTTATCATGACGAGCCGTGATGGCTATGTCAAAGTGGCGCAGTCTGACGCAGAATTTGAAGGCTTAAATAGCTTTGAAGTAAGAGCGAACGACACCTTCCACTTTAACCCCATGACTGGTGATATAAAGCACGAGATCGGAAGCAAGAGAGGTTCCATTACAGGGGCCTGGGCGATCTGTAAGAGGAAGGGCAGAGAGCCGGCAATTGCCGTAGTAGATTTTGATGAATACAAAAAGGCGGCAGGCAAAAATCCAGTTTGGGATTCCTACCCGAGCGCGATGATACGGAAGGTGGCTGAGGTGATTGTCCTCAAACGACAATTTAACATTAGCGGGTTGGTCACTCAGGAAGAAATGCCGGCACAGTACAACATGGAGTATGACGATCCAAATATCAAGCGTCTTTATCCAAAGCACACGCATAAGCAAACAGCCATTGATGTGGATGACGAGTGGAAGAGGCTGTCTGCGGAAGTGAAGGAGCTAAGGGATGAACTTGGATTGGAAAAAGAGCAAATGGAATCGATTGCCTTGTTTGAATTAGGAATAGATAGCGACCCAAAAAAATGGAGCTTGAGCGATATTCAAAAGATGGTGGATTACTTGAAAAATAAGGCAGCTCAGTATGAGTCTAAAAGCGTTGATATTGAAGAAGGGACAAGTCGCTCTTGATTTACCGAGTTAACATACCTAGCTGTTATGTCTGGATGACGCGAGACAGCGCCGACCGTGCCGCTCTTTTTCGGCGGTACGTAATCGGCTATCTGGCAGTTGCTCATCCGGATCTGCAACTGGTCAGAATAAGTGGCATGAAAGCCATTTGTGCAAGAAAGGAGATTCAATATGAAACAGGGGAAACGTCCTACAAGGAAGCTGCAGGAAGTATTTAATAGCGTAGGGTTAAATCCAGATAATTGGCTGGTGACGAATGCATTGAGTGATGAATTGCATCTTGTTCATCGGTTTACGTTTTCTATAAGAGTGGTGCCGCTATGAATTACATCAAACTATTAAATGATTTTCGAGATTGGTTAATGGTTCACGAACTACCTACAAGCAGCATTGCCCTTTGGCATACGCTTGTTTCGATTAATAACATGTCAGGATGGAAGGAGCAATTCAACGCCCCGAACCCAACACTCCAGCAATTGACAGGGTTATCAGCCGAAGGTGTCCGAAAGGCCAGAAAAAAATTAATAGAAGCAGGTCTAATCGAGTATTCAGACGGTCGAAGAGGAGTGGCAGGAACGTATAAAATCTTGCGGCTTTCCAACCAACAAACCAACGAATCAACCACCATACAACCCACCGAAGAATCCAACTCAGTTGGAAAGTCTGGTGGAATAGACGAAGTATCCAACTCAGTTGGTTTGTTCGTTGGCGAAAAGTTGCACATACCTAAACATAAAGAAGTAGTAGATGTAGTAGAAGAAGAAAAGGACAAGCCCAATGCCCTAACATTCTATGAAAATAACTTTGGGATGTTGACGCCTTATATCGCTGAGCAAGTGATTGCTTGGTGCGAAGATCTAAACGATGAAATTGTCATTGCCGCCATGCAAGTAACACTCAAGAACGGTTCGAACAATTTTAGGTATGCCGAAACCATTCTCCGGGAGTGGAGTTCTAAGAAACTCGTTTCTCTTGATCAAGTACGTGCATACGAATTGCAAAAAAGAGCTTCCAAAAAAACGAACACGATCCCTTTTCCTAAACGACAAGAGGTCAACAAGGCTGATGAACGCGATGAATTACTTGACCGGCTGAAAAGAGGCGAATTTGGATGAATCATGAACAGGCGGCCGAAGTGCTATACACAATCAACGAAGTGTATCCGAAGTTTGAATTGACCGAAAGAAAACTAAAAGTGCTCACGCCGGTACTTTTACAAATGGATTTTGATGGGGTAATGGAGCGGCTGAAGGAACACATCGCCAAGAAATCGTTTGTTCCCACAATTGCCGAAATTGCTGTTTATCCTGCCCCGGAAAATAAAGTCTTGCAAAAAATTAACCAGTTTGAAAGAGAAGCGGCCCAAAACCCTCCAACAAAAGAGCAACGAAGACAGTTCGAGAAGAAGCTTCAAACTTTGCTCAAGAAGGATGAGCAGAATGACACATAACACCTATCAAGCGGAGGCGGCAGTCTTAGGTTCATTATTGATTGATTCTTCGTTAATAAAGGAGTGCGCCTTAGAACAAGAGTATTTTGAAGATCGCAGGCATCAAATTATTTTTCGGGCTATGCGAGCATTAGAGAAAAAAGGAACGCCAATCGATCCTACAACGCTTGTGAGTTTGCTGGGGGACGCGCTTGAGCAAATTGGAGGGGTTGATTACATCAATGACTTGGCGTCATCTGTTGCTACTACAGCTAACTTCTCTTTTCACGAAGAGGTGGTCATCGATGCTTACCGGTTGCGGGAGTCTATCCAGAAAGCACAATCCTTTACCGAAGCGCCGGACGAGGGGAAGGCTCAACTGCTAATTGATGAGCTTAAGGCTCTTCAAGAGCTTTCTGTTCGCAAGAGCACAAGAACCAAGAAAGATATTTTGCTGGATGTAGCAGAGCGAATGCACGCGGACGACATTGAAATGACTGGCTATACAAGTGGCCTTAGAGAATTAGACCACATGACGGGCGGATGGCAAAAGCAAGACCTCGTTATTGTAGCCGCAAGGCCGTCGATGGGGAAAACAGCGTTTGCTCTCGGGATCGGTTCCGCTCATTGCCGAAATAATGGGGTGACGACTATCTTTTCGCTGGAAATGCCCGATGTACAACTTGCGTTCCGCTGGTTAAGTGCAGAGGGAAATATTGACGGTCACAAATGGAAGAATCCAAAGAAGTTGTTTTCTGCGGCTGATTATGAAAAAGCGACAAATGCCATTGGCGTCATCGAAAAATGGGATTTCGAAATCATTGACGATGCCAATGTGACCGTCACAGACATAAGGCAGAGAATGAGTGAGATCAAACGAAAGTATCCAGGTCGGGATCATTTAGTCATCATCGACTATCTTCAGCTCATTCGTTCCGCCCGCCGAAAAGCAACGGGAGAAAATCGCCAGCAGGAGGTCACTGAGATATCCCGTGCCCTTAAATTAATGGCAAGAGAACTCGATATACCGGTGATCGCTCTTTCTCAACTGTCCCGAGGGGTGGAGTCGAGGCAGGATAAACGCCCGATGATGTCAGACATTCGCGAATCAGGAAGCATCGAGCAGGATGCGGACGTAATAAGTTTTTTGTATCGGGATGACTATTACAACAAAGAATCAGAAAATCAAAACATTGTAGAAGTCATTATTGCCAAGCAGAGAAATGGACCAATCGGAACTGTCGAAACAGCTTTTATTAAGGAATATGGCAAATTCGTTAATTTAGATCGTGTCTATAACTGAAGTTAGGGGGCGTGAAATTGTCAAAAGCAAGAGTGTTACGAGATGCATTCGCAACAACTTTACTCAGAAAACATCTCACTAAAACGTTACTTGAAAATGAAGTGTTGAAACGAGAAAACATATTATTAAAGCAACAATTAAGGTTGTATAAAGGAGGACGAGCCGGTGGATCAAGTGACTAACCTACGGCGGCTGGATGAGCAACAAAAGGAGTCTATCATCGGGCAATTGATCAGCGCCGGCATCTATAAATTAGTGGACGGTCGCGATCTGTATGAAGCTACGTTAAGCGAACTTGAAAGCGAAATGCGCTATATCAATTCACAGAGAGAGGGGGATGTATTGTCATGATCCAGACAACAACAGCCTGCATCAGGTGCGGGCGACCACTCAAAAGCATAGAAAGTCAGCAGCGAGGTTATGGACCGACTTGCGCCAGGAAGGTAAAGGAGGCACCAGACCTGATCGATCTTCTTCTGGCGCAGACAGCGACGCAGGATGATCAGAATTTTATGGACGAGCTTAAAGAACGTCGACAGAGGGTGATCTAATGTACACCGGTCATGGCAACAGGGGCATGGCATTCGAAATGGCAATAAACATTGTCAATGATCTATACAAAGGTCGTGGCATCGCGTTGATTAATAAGCGGCCGACGCCCGTAAAGGTGTTGAAATCAAGAGGAACCAAGATCACTTCTGGTTATTACGAGGAAAAATCCACAGTTGATTATGACGGGGTGTATAAAGGGAGGGCGATCATGTTTGAGGCTAAGAGCACGAAACGACCGCACTTCCCATTATCAATGGTTACAGCACATCAGGTCGATTATCTGGACAGAGCGCATCGAAATGGAGCAATCGCCTTCTTGTTAGTAGAGTTGGCGGTCAAACGCCGAGTCTACTATATGCCGTATCAGTTACTGGCTTACTATCTCATGAGAGCTAAAAAGGGAGGCCGGAAGAGCGTTGCTCAAGAGGAGTTAGAGCAATACGGGTACGTCGTGGAGCGAGGTCGGGGCGTACCATTTGACTATCTTGCTGTCGTGGACAAGATCAACCAAAACAGCTAAGGAGTGTGATTTCTGTGGCAAAACCAAGAAAGCGGGGTCGGAAGTGGTTTTTGCTTAGACGGTTCGAGAAAGACCACCTTGTTCACCGGTATGAGCCGTTGCAGCGAGGTGAGCTGAACAAGCGGAAAAAGGAAGGATGGAGAGTGGTGGACGGGTGATGAGAAAAAAGGGGGCGTCACCCGACGCCCCTTAAAGACAACTTGCAATGCAATAGTTTTCATTAGTTAAATTATAACATATTATTAGCATTTTGATGATGATGTTCATTAAAAAATCGACACTTTTTAGCATCGCATAAGTGTTACAAGAAGACTACATCAAGGCTGCAAAGTCAAATACAGTCACACGAGTAAGAGATAGCATTCGTTCAAAATGATCGTGTAGTGATGAGCAGTTTAATGCTTACCAGAAAGTGATAGGTAGCACAAGCAAGGATAAAAGAAAAACCGCTCCTTTTGGAACGGCATAAGTACTTGGTTTGTTCTTAATTATATCACGTTTCGGGAGGGAACATCTATGCGTCTAAAAAATGTAGAAATTAATCCTCTTTCTGGTAAAATAGAATTAGATATTTCGAATCAGGACAAACCTTTTGTCATTGTCGTGTCGGATGGGAGAGCGCGTTTAACGGTACTGCCTGAGCATGGGGAGACGCGTGTAGTGACGCATCAAGGCAAGGTGAAAAGGGTGAAGTTCGATGAGGGTGAAGACTTTTGAATTAGAATGTAGAAATTAGTCGAAGGACTTTCCTCTTATTTGTAGAAAAGTAATTTTCAGAAGGGGGAGTCATTTTGGAAAAATCTGAATTAACTTTTAAACTTTCCGGGAACCAATTTAGTGAAGAAAATGGATATAATCTTCACTATTTATCTAAAGGATTGAGTAATTTCCATACTCTTATTGATAAATCATATTTAACTATTATCGGAAAGAAAAAAATGTCAAAGCAGGATCGAGAAACTCTCAATATAAAAGCATATAACTTGCGACCTGGTTCATTTGAAGCCGATCTATCCATTACATTGACCACTATCTCGGCAGCTTTAGTACCTATGGCAACTTCGCTAAGTCCAAAAGATATTTGGGATTTAAGTACTAAAGGGTTAGAATATCTAAAATTAGTATTAAGTTTGCATTCAAAAGGAGAAGATCTGAAAGTGGAAAATATTGATTCATCATTAGTAAATATAGTTACTGGGTCGAATGTAAATATAATTCAGGTGCATCCAGATGTAATGAGGTACGCTGGCGCTTCTGAAGGGACTGTTCAGACTCTGGCTAAGATGGTTAATCCTGAAAAAGGTGTTGAAGGACTAACTGTGTCTAATAAAACTTCAAGTGAAAGTGATTTTAGTATTGGAGTTGAGGAGAAAGTGATTTTCGAAAATCGAAGAAGGCTTGAAAAAGAACCAATTACATTTATTGGTGAAATATTTGACATAAATGGAGAAAGTTTTAATGGTAGGGTAAGAGTAATAAACGGAGATGACCTAATTGAACAGGGGGAATATCGATTTGAATTTTTTGTTAAGGACAATAAAGAGAAATTAAGACAAGCTTTCCTGAAAAGGAAATCTATAACAGCGTTGAAAGAGACAATATTAAGTCCAGGTAATCTAGAGAGAATAATCTGTAAATTGCATATTATACAAGTAGACTGAGCTTGATGAGGGGGGAGGAGTTTTAAATAAATTTTGAAAGCAAGCATTTATTAAGGTTAGGTATACCAGGCTGGATTCTAATGTTAGTTACGGCATTTAATTATTTTATATTGAACGATTTGTCAATAGATATCAAAGATTACAACTTAGCAAGTTTAGCCGGATTAACTGTTATCTTTTTAGGTGTGGGGATACCTATAGGACAATTAATTTATCAATTATATTTCTTTTCTTTATGGATTTACAGAACTTTTATTTTCAAAATAATTTACTTTATATTCGGGCTACGCTTGTTAAGTAAAAGGAAAAAAATACAACAAGCTCTAATTTTTCTTGATTTGGTAGATAAGGATGGGTATTTCGAACTTGAATTTCAGTGGCATAACTCTTTGTCAAATTTAGAAAATAAAGAAAAAATGGAATATCTATCCCAACGGTATAGACATTTATTAAATCGAGTTCATGAATTAGGAGCCTTATTAACATCATTGGTAATCTCTTCATCTATTCAAATTGCTATTTACCAATCTAATTCAATTGTGGCAATTGAAAATTCTATTCATGTATTACTCGCCTTAACGATTTGTTCCTTAGTCAACTTTTTGTATTTTGACGCAAACTTAAACTTTTTTCGGAAAAGAGTCTTAAATGAATCAATTTCATAAAGCCTAGTTCACGATTGTTAGACGACCCCCATTTCGCTTTTAGTGTTTTTAAAAAATTAATTACGCGGCTTGACTAGTC